TCCGGGTGGCATCGGCCCAGGTATCATGCCGGGGGGCGGCGGCCCCCTCATCGGCTGCGGCCCTGGCATTCCAGGCGGGAACATGGGCCCCGGCATTGGCGGCGGCGGGCCCATCGGCGGCGGACCGCCAGGCGGCAATGGCAGATCCTCGGTGTAGCTGGTCTCTTTGACCAATTCGACGCCGTCCTGGTCGAGAAGCGCGTCGTAGGTGTCGCGAGAAATGTGGGTAAACGATTTGGAGATCGTCTCGCTATCGGTGTCGAACCAAATCTTCACCCAACCCAATTTTTCAAGTAAAGCGTCCTTAAATAGGTCGTGTAAGATCATAAAGCCGGCGTTGTCCCGGTAGAATATGTGGTTGATGTACTCGGTGGCGATCTCGGCCTGGTCTTCCTGTCCCGGCAACCGCGGCTCGATTACACAGATCCGGTCGCTGGCGGTGAAGATCCGCAGCAATGCCGGCAGCACCCACTCGACCGCTTCCAAGACACTGCGGTAAACGATCTGCGACCGGCCTGGCACCTCGTTGCCGAATTTCTCGCCGTGATAGTAACGGATCGCCTCCAACCGCTCCGCGCTCAGCGTCCCGCCATCCTGCCCGAGCGCGGTCTCCAGTTCGCGGCTGATGACCGCCTTGACCTCGTCCTCGTCGAGGTCCGGGCCGAGGTCGAGCCCCTGGAAGCGCTGCGACCGCGCGATGGCGTCGGCGGAGTTGCCGTACATCAGCGGTTCGCCGTCAGCTCTTTAACTGCCCACATGCAGCTTTCCTCCAGCGCGGTTAGCGCTAGGGCTTTATAACGCCCACCCGGCAACGCATCGCACAACCGCTCAACTGCGACATAAGCCGCCTTCAGCGCGTCGTGCCTCTCAACTTCAACTGACGACAGCGCCCGGTATCTCGGCCGAAACCGCGACATTGGCTCGGCTTCGTCATTGCTTTGGCGGCTATCAGGCGCGCCCTCGAATACGTTGGGCATTAGCGCCGCCGCGGGAATTGCGCCCGCTCGGCCCGAGCCGGGCCATGATCCGGCGGCGCCGGGTAAAGCTCGGCCGACACGTCCTTATCCGCGATGCGCTCTTTCAGCGCCACCACCTCGTCGGACAGGTCGGCAAGCCGGCCCTCCAGCGCGAGCAGGCGCTCGTGGATCGCGTTCATCTCTTGTGCGCTCATACAAAACTCCTAAAAGCCCCCGCGGGTCTTGCGACCACAGCTCCACATTTTCCATCGGATCTCGCCCCCGACCCACAACACCAGGCCGGCTTCCGGCCACCACCAATCCAGCGCGACAAGGCCGCGCCGCTTAGACCAAAAGCTGCCCAACCGCACTAAACGAAACCCATTTCGGGGTAACGGATCTGCTTTGGCCTGCCGCGCGGCGCTTCATACGCTACTGCCATCAGGCCGAATGCGTCACTGCCGTGGCTCGAATTTGAAACGAGATAGGCCCGCCCGTCATCGCCGCGGACGAAGTAACATTCGTCCACATCTACCGTCAGGTTATATGCGGGCGCGGCGCTCTCGCTCAATTCGCGCATGGTCAGCCCGCTTGCATTTTGGGCTGCATCGACAGGCGAAGGTTTGATAGCTCCCGAACTCCTTGCCGCATACGCGGCAAACGCAGATGTACCGCGACTCTGACTTGTGGCGGCTACGGTGGACGAAGCGTGGGAGGCAGCCAAGGTTTTCGGGGTGGTTATTGAACGGGTCATCGTCCCGGTGATGGACTTCATGGCCTGCCGGAATTGGCCCGTAAACAGCCTCATACACCACCCGATGTAGGAGCACGGAGACCCGACCGGAGCCTCTTGGTTGGTTTCTGGGATTACCGATGTAATAGCGGTCTTTAAGCCTAAAGACCGTATCGCACACAAGAACGCGAGGATGTGCAGGCCCCAATCGCCTCGGGTCCAACACCTGTCCCGCGACCGCAAATTGCTGGCCTCTACGAGGCCCCGGCTCGTAAAAAAGCGGTGTTCTGGCGTGCATCGAATGCCCCGCACTGTCGCCCATTCGCTCGTCATCCGCACAATGCCAGACCGCAGAACGCGCCGCCTCCCGGCTGGAGTCAAGACGGCCTCACCCACTGCAATGTCTTCAACGTTCCGCCATCCGGTCCGGGTCAGAACCTGCGTGCCGGCTGCCAGACACCAATCGTGCTCCGGGCCAAGCCCGACGTCGCGGATGTCCTCGCTCTTGCGCTCGTGATACCAGGCGAGCGCCTCGCGGCCGCTCTCGGTGGTGGCTTCGTTGAACCAGCACGCTGGGAATATTCTGCGCCCCGCCTCGACCCGCGCCCGGGCGGCGCCGCGGCCCTGGTTGGGGACGACCTCGGTCTTGAACCCGGCAACCCGAAACGCGCTCTCAAACGACACGTCATAGATCCGGTCGTGCGTCGCGCCGTCGTGCGGCAGGTAGATCTCGGCCTTTTCCAGATTGTTGTCGCGGAGCCACTGGATATGCGTCGCCAGCGGCTCCGAGATCGCCTCGTAGTAGTTCAGCACCCGGACCTCGCGCTGCACCCACTGCACCGCCCACATCGCGAAGGCGTCGGATTTGTTGCCGGTGCCGCCCAGATCGCAAAACACCTTGATCGGCAATAGCGGATCGCGCATGACGCCGCCGATCCGCCCCTCGCGCCCGGCCTCCGCCAGGTGGCTGGAGTAGTAAGCGCCGGTATGGGCCGAGGCATAGGCCCCCTCCCAGACGTGCTCGTACTGATCCGGGCGCTTCTCCTTATCCTCGACCCGGATCTGCTGCAGCACGCTCGGAAACCACGGGTTGTCGCGCCAGTTGACTTCGGCGATCTTGCTGTTGGCCGGCGGGTTGAGGCGGAACCGCTTGTTGGTCGCCGACTGGCGGCGTTCCGGGTTCCAGGTCACCCAGATCTCGGCGCCTTCCTCGCGCACCGTCGGGATCGCTTTCATCCAGGCGGTCTCGGAGACCGGCTCCGCTTCATCGACCCACAGCAACCTGATCCGTGCCGTCGATTTGACGCTTTCGATGTTGCGGCGCAACCCGACAAAGGCGAAGTCGATTTTGTTGTCGCGGGTGCGGATGTATTTCTCGCCGCATTCGTACATTGCCGCCAGCCAGGGCTCGCTCTCGATCGCCGCCTTGACCTCGGCCATGCTGCTTTCGTCCAACGAGTTCTGAAACTCGCGGCCGCAGACGATGACCCCGGTCTCGTTGGCCTGCGCACAGCGCAAGCCGTGGACCGCGGCCATTTTGGCGAAACTGCGGCTCTTCGCCGAGCCGCGGCCTCCGAACGCGCAGCGATAGAGCGCCGGGCCGTCGAACACCTCAACCAGTTTCTCCGGCAATTCGATGCGGCCGGGCTGGTGCCCGGCGCCACGCCGGGCGCGGGCCGTGCTCATTCCACCGCCGCCATTGCAGCAGCGAGCGCCTTTTCCTCCGGCGAGGCGGTGCCGTCGATAAGATCGACCCCGAGGCTTGCTATCAATGCTCGCGCCGTCTCGATCACCGGCCCGTCGATCTCCCGCATCGCCTCTGCGCCAGCGGTGAAAAGAGCATCGGCTTCTCGGCAGAACTCAGCGTATCGGCTATCGCCCCAAGCGATGTTTTGCCATCTTTGGCAAAAGCCGATCAATTTAGTTCTGTTCACGGTTCACCGCCGCCAGGCGCTCTGGCCGCTCCGGCCAACGCCGCAACCGCTTCAATTCGTCCTGCAGCAACGCCACCTCGACCTCCAGATCGAGCACCCGGGCCAACAGATTGTTGCGCTGGGTGCGCAACACCGCCGCCTCCGACAGCGGCGCGGGGTCGGTCATTTGGCTTCCGCCAGCGGCTTACACGGTTCACCGCAGAGCTTTTCCAATTCGGCGATGCGGTTCCTCGCGGCGACCAACGCCCCGGCCAGGTCCTGCGCCGCCACGGCTTTCTTCTGCAGATCCAACGACAGCACGATCGCAGCTTGCACCGGGTCGGCCGGTTGCTGCGCCATCGCAGCGCTGGCCGCCAGCGCGACCGGCAGAAACACGAGCCGCCGCATCAGCAAACCGTCGTAATCCCGCCAACCGTGGCGTGCGAAGCAGTCGGAACCCCGCTGCAATTCACCCCCGCCACGCCGTTGACCATGTACCGCGCTCCCGCCGGTAGATTGAAGCTGCCGCTGGGCGGAGCGCCGCTGGTCATAAGATTCAACACACCGTCAACCCCTGTCGCCTTGAACGAATGATTAAACGCCGCGCCGCCAGCATTAGAATAGCCAAAATGTAATGACTGGCTGTCACTCAAAAACCCGGTGGAGTTCTGCTGGCCCAAAACCAACCCACTTTGTGAGCCGCCATCTAAAGTCCTAAACCCGCCTTTTTTTAAGACGAAATTACCTGTCCCGGCTAATGCAGTGCTGTCCAATGTCATGCTGCCAGCAGCGGATTGAAGGGTGTGGTTATAAACCGTACCGTCGCTGGCTGACCAAGCCATAGCTAGAAGTTGGCTTGGAGAGGATGGAACCCCGAGCCCCTGCGCCCCCAAGGCAAGACCGTTTATGGCGGCGCCATCTTGAGTGGCATAAGCCGATGTCCATTTACTGGCGGCGCCTAACGGTCGTACTTCAATCCCGACCGCCAACGCCGGTTGCGCGATGCTTGCGCCGGTCAACATAAGACCGCGCACCGTCGTGTTGGAACTGGTTACGTTAAAATCCAGCTCGTTCCAAAGCTGGCGCCCGGTGCCGGCGCTCACAACTTGCGACGTGTTGTCCGTTAAGAGAGTATTGATCCCCCACACATAGGCGCCATTGGCATTGGCGATGCCGGTGCCGAACAAGGCCACCGGGCTGGCAGTGGTGCCGCCGGAGCCCAGCGCCACGTTACCCACGACATAGCCGGCCAACCCGTTGACCCCGGTCGTCGTCGAGCCGGGGGTCGAGATCGCAATCCCGCGCACCGCGTCGTAGGTGCTAACCGGCACCGGCGTCGTCATCTGGTAAATCTGCTGTGCCGTGTAGGCGGTGCTGCTCGCCGCCGCCAGGGCGGCAGCGTCGGCCGTAATCCCGCCGGTCTTCTTGTCGGTGATCACCGCCGGCGCGGTCTTGCTGAGCGGGTCCGAGACCTGCTGCGCCAATGCCGGCGCGCAGAGCCCGGCGGCGAGCAGGAGCGCGGCGAGGCGGCGCATCTAGACCTGCACCCACATCGTGCCGGTAAAGGCCAGCTGCACCCAGCCGTAATTAGCGGCTATCACCAGGCTCAGCGCCCCCTCGATGGTAAAACCGCCGCCCGCCACGGTGAGCGGGTTGCCGCTGCCGGCAAACCCGTTCGCGTCCTTTACCGTCAGGCTCTGCCCAAGGGCAGGCACCGGCGGCAATGTCACGGTCAGCGTTCCGCTGGTGGTGTCGACCAGCACCAGCCCGGTCGTCCCGGCCGGCAGGACCGTGCTGGCGCTGATCGCCAAAGACCCGCTGCCGGCCGTCGCCGCCGCCCACTTATTGCCGTCCCACACCCAGGCGATGTTGCCGGCGGCAAAACCCTGGCCAGGGGAGGGAGCGGCAGGAAAATCCAGCGCCACTACAGCGGCCTCCTCATGTGACCACTGCCACAGCGTATTGCCGTGCCGTCAGCGAGGTGCTTTGCAGCAATACCTCGCGCGCCATGCCGGCCACGCGGATGTTGGTCGCAACAGTGCCGCCGGATATCAGCGCCTCGCGCACCACCCCGCCGGCGCGGGCCTCGCCCAGCGAGGCAACCAGCGCCTCCCGCACCAGGCCACCTGTGCGGATATCGGTCATCAGCTATCGACCCTGATGCCGGAAGTCGCTGCATTGAGGTTTGCCCCGGTCCACGCCGCTCCGGTGGCGGGATCTGTCTCAAACACGGAGGCCAT